CACCTCCTGCGGCGTGAGCTTGCGCAAGCACACCTGCAGCGCGTATTCGCCCACCTCGGACAGCAGATCCTCCATCGTGTCCGTGCGCTCGGCGCTGCGTCCGCGCAGGCCCTGGGCCATGATCTCGGCCTCGGTTGCGGTCTTGGCCTTCAGCACGGACCCCCGGGCCGCGTCGCCGCCGCCAATGAGCATCTCCATGTCCTGCCGCGCCGCGCTGGTGTCGTAGTTCTCGGGCCGGATCTGCCCGAGCTGGCCGCTCCAGATGTCATTGCTGATGGGCTGGCCGCCGGTGCCCTCCACCAGGATCAAGTCGCCGCCGCGACGGTTCTTGATGCGCTCCAGATCGTTCGGCGTCAGGCTGCCGCCCTTGCGCGCGATGTTGAGCGGCAGGCACTCGCGCCGGTCGTGCACGAAGTCGTCGCGCGCCTCGTTGTACTCGCGCACCAGGGGCTCGGTCAGCTCAATGTCGCTGATCGGGTAGAGCGCGCCGTCCACCTCGTTGAAGGCCAGCAGGAAGAACGGGAACCACCGGCGCCCGGTCCAGTCTGGCGAGCTGGGCGGGCAGCAGAAGCCCTCCTCGCCTTCGCAGACGTGGAACACGCGGTTGCTGTCCTGGTCCCAAGCCTCCCAGACACACAGAAGCTCGGACGAGCGGTCGGCCTGGCCAGCCTGCTGCGCCTGCATCGCGCCGGCCTGCTCGGTGTAGCCGCGCCCTTTGGCGCACTCGTAGCCGAAGCGGGCCTTGTATTGCGCCCGCGTCATCCACACGCGGTGCGCGATGGCGCCGGCCCGCTCGTAGTCGGTGAGCTCACGCACGGAGTCGTCGAGCACCAGAACGTCTTCGCTCAGCACGAAGTCCAGGGCGAGGCCGCGCGACACCACTACCTCGGCCTGGGCCTGTAGCCCGGCCATCGTCTGCTGCAGCTGCGCCACCTGCAGCTCGACGCTGCTGCGCTGCTGCGGATCGTCCAGCGCCGCGCGCTGCTGCTGCAGCCGGATGAGATTGTCCTGGCTGTCCTTGAGCTGGTTTGCCACCAGCGGGTCGGTGCGCCGGTCTTCGACCCAGCACAGCTTCCACCAGCCCACAGCGGTGGTGTACGCGCTGGTGAGCAGGCGCTTCGCCCGCTTCTTAAGCTTGGCGTCCTTCACCAGCACTTGGCCCAGCACGGCCTCGGCGGTCGAGCAGAAGCCGCGCACGGCCTCCAGCTGCTGCTCTGGCACGCCGCGCGTGGGCTGGATGGCGAACTCCGGGTCCTTGGCGTAGACCTGGGGTTTCATCACCGCCAAGTTTGCGAAGAACAGATTCGCGCGCAGCTTCTTGTCGTCGTTGCTTGGGTCGCGCCCGCGCAGGAGCTTGCGGTTGCGAGCCCACGTCTTGTGAGCCTGCTTGGTCTCATCGCGCCCCAAGGCCGCCTCGATCCGCTTGAGCCAGTCGGCGGACAGCGCCTTGTCCTCGGGAGACACGACGCGCTGCCCGGGCTGGGCGGGCGCCGGCGCACCGGCGGGCTGCTGCAGATCGAGAGCCCCAGGCATAGCGTCAGGCCTTCAGCACGGGACGGATCTGGCCCGAGGTGTAGGCCGACACCACCGCGCGCATGTAGCGCGCCAGCTTCACCTCGACCTCGCGGCCGGTGTCGCCGGCGGCCATCACCAGGGACGAGCTGGCCGGCGTGGTGCTGGTGTTGCCCGTGGTGTTGGTGACGTCCGAAGGGCTCGGTACCGGCGCAACGGCCGTACCGCCGCCGTTGGTACCGGCGGCGAAGTCCGCATACGAGTCGTAGGCCTCGATCGCGACGGTGCCCACCAGATTGCCCGACAGCGACAGCACGGCCGAGTGGCCCTTGCCGAAGGGCGTGGTGTCGCAGATGACGGCGGCGCGAGGCGTGCCGCCGTGCACACCGTTGCCGGCAGAGCCCACCAGCTGCGCCGTGTTTTCGGCCGTGAACTTCAGCGTCCACTCTCCGTTTGCGGCGGTGTTGCCGGTGATGCCCGCGATAGCGAGGCGGCTGCCATCGGCAAGACCGTGGCCGTCGCCCAGCGTGACGACGATGGGCGTGGCGTTGGTGGAGCCGGTGACAGTGATGCAGGCAGCGGCAGCAGCAGCCAAGCCCAACGAGAGCGCTTTGAGCGACATGAGAGGTCTCCCTTGATCGGCAGAGAGCGGCCCTGCCAGCCGGGCACGAAGCGATGGGCCGTGCCGCCCGTGGAAAGGTCAGGCGAAGGCGGCGATGCGCTCGGCCAGGATGTCGCTGTACTCCTGCATGCACGAGGCCTGCGTGGTCAGGCGCATCTGCTCGGCCTCGCCCAGCGTCTTGATGACGTCGCCGGTCAGGAACCCGCGCAGCTTGGCCAAGCGCTCATCCAGCTCGGCCTTCTCGGCCACCACGCGCTGCTGGTGGGGCTGCAAGCCCGGCGCCGTGGCCAGCTTGGCCTCCAGCTGCTCGGCCTTCGCGGCCTGGCCTTTCTGGTAGTCCATCCACTTCGCGTGCATCACGCCCTCGGGCGCCACGTCGTCGCCCTGCAGCAGCGTCACGCTGGTGAAGCCCCGGGGCACGCCGTTGGCATCGAAGGCGGCGACGTTGATGCAGCGGTCACCGTGCACGTGCGCGATCACGGCGGCACAGGGCAGGCCGTCACCCGGCTTGGCGAAGCCAAGGGGTGCGGCAGTGCCGAGCATGAGCAGCACGACGCGGCCAACGGTGGGTTTGATGAAGGTAGACATGGCGGCTCCCCTGGGGATTGCGGCGCTCCCGCGCCTGGTTGTGGATTCAGTTCTCGACGCGGCCCGCGGCCAGCACGATGTCGTCGCCGATGAGCGGCCGGATGGCCTCGGTGTCGCGCACGAATGCGTCGCTGGTGTCGGCTGTGGGCTTCGTGGCTTGGTCGATGAGTTCGAGCCGGCCCACCGACGACAGGCGCGCCAGGGCGGCCGCAGCCTCTTGGTAGCGCTCCTCCTCGGAGTCGAGCGCCAGGATCGTGTCGTGCAGGCCCATGCGGGCGATGTAGTCGGCTTCGTCGCGGCTGCCGGCGTGGATCAGCATCACCTCACCGGCGACGGTGCAGCCATCGGCCAGCGGTTGCCCATCGAGCCAGCCGCCCACGGTGTAGAGGTAGGCCGTGGCGTTGTCGCTGTCGGTGTGCGTGCCCTCGAAGATCACGCAGGGCTCGCTGAGCCGGCGCAGGTCCTCGGCGACCAGCGAACGGCGGAAAGCGAACGAGGGGACGACGTTGGCGGCTTCAATGCTCATGCGGGCATTGGGCCGCGCGCGCGCCGGAGCTTTCCCGCTGATTCAGCCGCGCTGCATCACCCAGTCCAGGCTCCAGGGTTGCGGGCCGCTCGAGGCCTTGGGCTTGCGCACGCGCGACACCGGGCGGCCCATGCAGGCATAGCGCGTCTCGTCCGCCGCGTGGTCTTCCATCTTGGTGTTGATGTCCTCGGCCTTGGCCTCGTCGTGCTGCAGCACCGGCACCGTACGCCACCAGTCGCGGCAGTCCTCGGTGACGTAAAGCATGGGCTCGCCATCGTCCACGCCCTCCCACTCCAGGCGCGCATAGAGCTGTTGCCAGCCGGTTTGCCGGTTGTTGTCCGCCGGCTGGAAGCGCGGGCCCACCGGTTCGTTGGGCCGCTTAGGGTCGCACTTCAGGATCTTCTCGGCGTTGCTCGGGCCGCCGTCCTCTTTCCACAGCGACGGGTCAGCGCGGCTCATGGCCTCGTCCACCTTCTCGCCGGCCTCGCGCTCGAGGATGCCGCGGCCCACGGCCTCGGCGGACAGGCGCAGGCCCGTGTCGGGGATGGAGTGCCCGTTGTCGTCGCGCTTGCAGCCGTACCACTCCCGGTACCGAACCAGGGCGCCCGCGGGCAGCATGCGCTCCCTGCCGTCCCGGAACATGACCCACTCGGCCTCGGCGATGCACCACCAGCCCACGCTGAAGGGCTTGGCACTGCCCCAGTCCATGGACCTGAACCGCGTCCAGTGCGCCGGCGGCGTGAAGCTCGGCAGGCGGTGCTTGTCCTCGCGGATGACGTCGAAGAAGGCGCCGCCGATGATCGACCAGTCGCCGTAGCGCATCGCGCGCACCAGCTCCTTTGTGCCCAGGCCTTCGAGCTTGCCTTCGTAGTCGTCGGCATCGACGTGGCAGTTGTCCTCCAGGCGCGCCGGGATGTACTGCCGCAGCATGCCGCCCTCAGGCCGTGACATGCGCCGGATCTCAAACGGCAGCGCGCCGTCGATGAAGGCGGCCTTCACCCAGCCGTGCCCGACGTTGCCAGGGTTCGAGCCCAGCAGGGCCAGCGGGATCTTGGCCGGCAGGTCAACGCCGAACTTCTCCTTGAAGAACTCCACGGCCCAGGCGGGGAACACCAGGCCCGGCGCGCGCATGCGGCCGCGCAAGAAGCGGTAGATCTTCTCCGTGAACATCGTTGCCTCGTCCAGCAATAGCACGTGGATCTCGGCGCCCTGGTACTTGAAGCGGTCCTTCTCGTGCTGACAGTGGCACAGGAAGATCTTCGAGCCGTTCCAGAAGCGGATTTCGGCGTCAACGATCTTCACGTGCCCGGACAGCACCAGGCCGCCCAGCATCTCGGGAAAGCCGCCCGTGCCCTCCATGTGGTTCTTGATCAGGTCGTCGTAGAGCCGGCGGAACAGGTAGACGTTCAGGCCCGGGATCAAGCCGCACAGGATGATGGCCAGCGCGCGCATGAAGTAGCTCTTGCCGCCGCCCGCAGCGCCGCCGTAGAGGATCTCTGTGGCCGGGCTCTTGATCGCCTGGGCCTGCTTCGGTGTGGGGCTGAAGTCGAAAGACGGGGCTGTCATCCGCCCTTGCCTTCGCTTGGCATGTTGATGTTGAAGACTGGCGCCGCAGCGGGCAGCGGCTTGCCATCGGGACCGCTGTGCTCCACCTTGTCGCGCAACATGCCCAGGTGGCGCATGGCGTTGGTCAAAGCGGTGTTCTTGTCGGCCACCTTGTACTTCTTCACCACACCGATCTGCACGCGGTCCTGGCCTGCGCCCGCGAACTCTTCGAACACCTCCAAGCCGGCGATGGCTGCAGCCGTGTCGTCGTCCAGCTCGTGCAACGCCTTGGGGCTACCATCCGCGTTGAGCAGCTTGCGGGGGTCGAAGAACGCGAGTCGGGCCAGCTCACGCAGCACGCGGTCGGCGGTGACCTCCAGGCGCTGGGCCCGCGCCGTCTGGGCCGCGGCAATCGCGGCGGCAATTTCTGGTTTTTGGAGGTTCTCGAAGCCGATCTTCCCCGCGGTCTTGGCGCTGTAGCCGGCCCGGAGCGCAGCCTGGGTGGCATTGAGGTCCACCAAGTACTCGCGCACGAACAGCATCTGCTTCGGTGTCAGCGCAGCCATCAGCGCGCCCCTTTCGCAACAAACGACGGGTGCGGGCTTTCCGCGATTTCTGTCACGTTCACCATTTCCACCCTTATCTCGAATTCCTTCTGGTGCCGCAGGTAGTCGGCAGGCCGGTGCTTGGCGTACAGGGCCAACACGACACGGGCATCGCTCTCGCGTGGCTCCGCGCCTTCCGCCCACCCTTGCACTGTGCTCGGGTCACGGCCGACTTTTCGCGCGACAGCGCCGTAGGACAGCCCCACCGCTTTCAAGTCCCGCAGGATGCGAAACCAGTCGCGACGGCGAGAGCACACCGGGACCGCGGCACTCACGCCACGCCTCCAACGACTGGCTTGCTCGGCTTACCAACCGGGTTCACGTCGTTTCGTGCCATGTGCTTCCTCCCTCATCCAATCTGCAAAAACTTGCGCGTTCCGGTCATTCCCCTTACTTCCCCTTCTGACCCCTTTGGTGGCAACCTTTCCCACAGCCACTCATTTACTTGCGCGCGCAAAGGCAAGGAGTAAGGGGAAGAAGGGGAAGAAGGGGAACGCCCCCTCTGAAAAACGCCATTCCCCTTCGTCACTGCGCACCCCCGCGAAGGGGAATGAGGGGAATGCGATACGCCCAAATCGCGCGGCTGCCGTCCCAAACCTTCGCCCGCTCATAGCCCAGCGACCGCAGCACGTCACCCAATCTGCGTTCGTCCGCACGTTTGACGCTGCGCGGGTCCAAATTCAGGGCGCCTTGCAGCACATCGCCAAGGCGCAAAAATTTGCGCGTTCGTGGTGACGTGCCGTCGAGGTCTTCCGCGTCGAGCCACGCGCCCACCGCGTCTTCCCACGAGTCGCTGACCATGTGGTCCGCGTGCACCGGTGCGGCGAGCCGCTCAGCGTCCTGCCAGGCCACGCCCAGGACCGTGAACAGGTCGCGCGCCTCGGCCCATAGCTGATCCCGGGCGGCGGCGATGGCGTCGGTGTCCACGAGGCCCACGTGCAGCGGCAGCCACCGGCGGTTGCCGGTGGTGTCCACCAGGAACTCGGGTTGGTTGCTTGTGCCGATGAGCAGCAGCCGCCGCGGGAACTCGATGGCGAATTCCTTGTACTTGGGCACCCACTCTTCGTGCGTGCGAGAGATCCACGCCTTGATGTCCTCGGCCTCGCGGCTGGCCAGGCCGCGCAGCTCGCCGAGCTCGCCCACCAGCTTTCCGCGCAGCGAGCGCGCCAGGTTGTCGTCGCGGTGCGCGAGGTTGACCTCGACGTAATGAGCCTTGCCCCCGGGCACCAGCGCCTTCACGCCGCTGGTCTTGCGCAGGCCCTGCCCGCCCAGCAGCACCGGCACCATGTCGGCCTGCACGCCCGGCTCGATCACCCGCCCGGCCATGGCCGTCCACATGTAGAGCGAGACGGCGCGCGTGTAGGCCGTGTCCTCGGCGTTGAAGTACCGGGCCAGGAACGTCTCGACGCGCGGCACGCCGTCCCAGGCCGGCAGCGACTCCAGCCAGAGCTGGGCGCTGTCGAAGGCGTTCTCAGCGGCCACGAGGCCCACCGCGTCGCGCATGAGCTCACGGCCGATTTCCTTGAAGCCTTTGCGCGCCAGGTGCTCGCGCAGCCGCGTGTAGTCCTCGTCCGTGAACTGGCGCCACTCCTGGGTACCGTCGCGGGCGATCATCAGCTCGTCGTTGAAGCGGTCGTGGCCGATCTGCACGCCGGCCACATCCGACCGGCGCAAGGCCGCCAGGACGTTGCCCAGCGTCGCCTCGATGGCGCCGTGCTTGTCCCGCTTGAAGGCCGGCAGCGGCTTCGCTTCCGGCTCGCCCGCGGGCGCCTCCACCACCTCGAAGTCACCCTCCAGGTAGCCGATAGCGTGGAAGAAGTCGCCGTCGCTGCGCCCGGTGCAGTGGCCGTGCAGACACTTGAAGTGGCCACGCTCGTACCCGTTGGTACCGGCCGGAAACCACACTGTGCTGCCGTCGCCGGCCGTGCCCGTGCTGTGCTCGCCCTCCCAGGGGCAGGCCACCATCAGCGAGCCGTCGTGCTGCTCGCCCAGCACCAGGCCCTGGTCGGCCAGGAACTCGGCCACCGGGTCGGCCAGCTGCTGGTGCTCGCCCTTCTTGCGCAGCGTCAGCGCGCCGGCGGCGCCCGCGTCCTCGACGGCGAAGCGCTCGGCCATGGCCGACCACAGCGCCTCGAACTCGGCCACGTCCAGCTCGGGTATGGCCAGCGGCAGGCCGCCGTCCCACTCGTAGCGCGCGCCGCTGGGCCCCGCGGTGTTGAAGTGCGCGCCCACCGCGACGAACTGCTGGCCGTTGGCCAGGAACTCAACGATGCCGCCCTCCACCACCAGCTTGCGCTTGGCGAACTCGCCGATGAGCTGGAAGGCCAGCAATACCTTGCCGCTGTTCGCGCGCCGCCGCGCCGGCAGCTGCTGGCCCAAGCGCTCCAGCACGAAGACCTCGATGGCCTGGGCCAGCGCTGGGTCGGGCACGTCGATGTCCAGCGCGCGCACGATGCGGGTCTGGACGCAGATGCCGTAGTCCGGCTCGCGGGACCAGCGCGCCAGGTCCTGGTCGCTGGCCTGGTGCTTGGTCCAGTCGGCGATGCCCGCCACCTTGCGGGCGCGGTTGTAGCGGCTGGGCGTCTTGCCCAGGCCCTTGAGCTTCGAGTCGGGAGCGATCTCGGCCATGGGGTTGGACACCACGGGCAGCAGATCCGCGCCCAGGCCCAGCACCAGGTCGAAGTGGAGCCAGTCGTCGGGGGTCGCCCCGTGCACTACGGCTTTCAGCATGGCCGTCCTCCTCGCACCGGGTCGCGGTTATGCGCACCGTGGCCGCGCCGCCCGGTGCTGGTGTTCTTGATCATGGTCTTCGGGGTTGAGGGAGCCGCAGCGGGCCCGGGTCAAACTTCGACGGGGTCCTTGCGGCGATCACCCTCCCGGCGGTCCTCGCGCCGCCGGTCGGCTTGGCGCCGATCCTCTTCCGCGCGCGGCGGCGCTGCGCGGCGGTCGCCTGTCACGCGGCGCTCACCAGTGCGGCGCTCTTCTTGGCGCCGGTCGCCCTGCCGCGTGTCGGCGGCCCGCTCGTAACGGGGTGCTTCCGCCACGTCAGGCTCGTGCACAGTCGCATCAGGGAGGACAGAAGATGGCTCAACCCCAGGAAGCGCCGGGGCGCCAGGCGCACCCACGAGTTCAGGCCAGATTTGCCACCAGTCGGTCGGCCGCAAGGACCAGCGGTGCACCGCGCCGTTGCTCTTGGCTTCGATCTCCGCAGCCAGCTCCAGCAGCCTGTCGTCAGGAATGCGGGTCTTCTTCCACTCGGACACGGACGGCGGTTTCACGCCGAGCCGGCGAGCCACGGCGTTGGTGCCGCCAAGGATTTTGATGATTTGGGATGCGTCCATCCAGCGATGTTAGGCGCACCTACCGAAACTGTAAAGCTAGCCTAACGGCTATGGAGTTAGGCTCTCCTAATGCGAACACTTGCAGAGCGGCTGCGCGCAGCGCTTGATGAAATTGGGGCGTCACAAGCGGATTTGGCCCGGGCCTGCGGCGTGAAGTCGCCCTCCGTCAGCGCGTGGCTGTCCGGCGAAACTAAAGCGCTGAAAGCGGACAGCCTTGTGAAGGCCGCTGCGTTTCTTGGGGTGCACGAAGCTTGGTTGAATGAAGGGAAAGGCCCCCGCCACCTAAGCAAACCCGAATCGCGTACCAACGTCGAGCTGGGCCCAGACATCAAAGGCGAGGTGCCGCTGATTTCGTGGGTGCAAGCCGGGCCGTGGTCGGAGTCGTGCAACGTGCTCGACTTGGCGGACGTGGAGCGCTGGCTGCTCTGCCCGGTGCCCCATAGCAAATGCACCGCAGCGCTGCGCGTGCGCGGCGACAGCATGACCGCGCCGCTGGGCGCGCCGCGCAGTTACCCGGAAGGCTGCTTCATATTTGTGGACTTTGAAAAAAAGTCACCAGTAAATGGTCAGCGCATCATCGCCAAAATAAACGGTGACGACGGCGTGACGTTCAAGGTATTCAAGGAAGAGGACGGTCGAAAATGGCTTCAACCCTTGAACCCCATGCATGAACCGATTCGAGATGAGTTCAAGGTTTTGGGTACCGTCATCGGCACTTGGCTGGACGAATAGCCGCTTCAACACAGAAAGCATATGAAGAAATTCATTGTGGGTTTAGCGCTACTTCTTAGCGCGTTGGTATGTTCCGCACAAACGCTTTGGGGCGGAACCGCGACCGGCATGTCACCAAACGATGTTCGCCAGGTACAACCCAGCGCGGCACCGCCGGGCGCAGACGGCAACCGCATCGCTAGCGGCGCACTTGAGTTGCTGCGCATACCCGTTGTAGAGATAGAAGATGCCAAATTCACCGTTCAGTTTTATTTTTTAAATAACAAGCTAACCCAAGTAATGCTAAGCCTACACAAACCAGCCACCTTAAGAGAAGTCAGAAGCGTATTCGACAGATTAGACACTCTCTTGCGAGCCAAATATGGAACCGAGATAAAAAGCGACAAAAAAGAAAGTGCCTCTGCGAAATTTTATGACAAAACATGGATTAGCGGCAGAACAAACATACTATTAACCGCAATCAGTATTGGCGACGGCAATGATTCGATTCTTAACGTCGTATACCAAACGAGAATTGCTGAAGAGGCGTCGAAGCTGTAATTAATGCATAAAACAAAGCCCGCTCTACGCGGGCTTTTTAACGCCTGGACCTCAGGCGAAGAAGTTTCTCATAAGCTGCACGGCCGCGCCCGCCATAACTAAACCCACACCCCTCTTCAGCAGCGCGTGCCGCTCTTGAGAGGGGCGGGCGCGAACTCCCAATTTTCCTTTTTCACCAATCCGTCCTGAGCTTGGGCGATCACGCGCCGCCGCTTCACTCTGAGCGCGGTCGAAGTCGGTCGCTACCAACTTGTCGCTGAACTTCAACGCATTCCCCTGGCCCGCCGAGCGCGGGCTTTTTTACGCCCTTAGGTTCGGTGCACCTCACGCTAAGTTAGGCATACCTATTGACAATGTATAAGGCACACCTAACAATGCGCTCCATCGCAAACAACACAGGGAGTGCAGACGTGAAGCGGATCACCCGCACGCAATGGCTGTTCGCAGTCACCTACGCCGCCGCGCTTGTCGTGGCCGTGCTGGACGTCTTCGTCTGGCGTGCGGGCTGACATGCGCCGCCGCACCTACGGCGTCCTGGCCATCGCCCGTCGGCATCCCGTGCTGTTCGCCCGACTGGTCGCCCGCCGGCCCCACGCGCCCTACGTCCTCGCAACTACCCGTTAACCATGAACCTGCACACCCTTCGCGATGACGAGCTGTTGCGCCACGCGCACCTGCAGCTCGACGAGCTCACTAGCACCCCGCTGGAGAAGCTGCTGCTGGAGCGCTTCGGCGCGCTGCTCGACAAGTGCAGCAAACAGCAGGACGCGCTCGACGTGCTGCGCGGCTTCGAAATCGACGTCGCCCTGACCAAGGACATCGAGCGCCTGGAAGCGGCGCTGCAGTTCGAACAGGACTTCGACCTGAAGAACACCCGCGCCCACATGGATGTGCTCACCGAGCACGACATCGACGACCCGGTCGAGCTGGGCAAGCGCCTGAAGGCCTGCGCCGAACTCGACGACCTGCTCCAAGACCTGGCGGCGCCCATCGCTCGCCTCAACACCCTCGCCAACCCGGCCACGGAAGCGGCCGCCACCACTGCCTGAAGGAGGCATTCGCATGTTCCCCATGACCATCACCCTGCACTCGCCGGCCCAGCTCAACGCCGTGATGGCCGCGCTGGCCATCGGCGCCGCCCAGGCCGAGCCGACCGTCGGCGAGCTGACGCAGATCGCCCAGCAGCGCGCCACGACGAAGGCCGAACCGAAGGCCAAGGACTTCGCCGACCCCGCCGTTGGCAAGGCGTACGAGGAGGCGACCACCCGCGTGCAAGCCAACGAGAAGGCGAAGGAGGCCGCCGCGCAGGTGGAAAAGTCCATGCCTGCCAAGACGGAACACGCTGCCAATACGTCGCTTACTGCCGAGGCGGGCAAGGCCGATGCGCCCGCGACGAAGGCCGCCGCTACTTCGGACGCCCCGGGTAAGGAAGTGACCTACCAGGACGCCGCCGCGGCCATCGTGAAGCTGAGCAAGAAGTCGCGCGACAAGGCCGTGGCCGTGCTCAAGCAGTTCGGCGCGTCGAAGCTGCCCGAGGTCGCGCCGGAGAAGTTCCCCGACGTGATCGCCGCCGCCAACGAAGCCATGAAGGAAGCGGCCTGATCATGGACAAGAACATCGCCGCCATCCTGCGCGAGGACGCCAAGACCGTCCAAGTGACTTTCCCGGGCAACGACAAGCCCTACACCTACGTGACGCACCTCGACGTGGTGCCGGGTGACTTCGTCGTCGTGAAAGCCCGCGAGGCGCTGCAGGTCGTCTGCGTGAAGTCCGTGGATGCGGACCTCGCCATCGAGCCCAACTCGGACGTGCGCTACGCCTGGATCGTCGCCAAGGTGGACATGGCCAGCCACGCGGAGAACACCGCACGCAACGAGGCCATCGAGAAGACCCTGGCCGAGACGTACCGCAAGAACGCGCGCCAGGCCTTTGCCCAAACCCTGCTCGCGGGCGCGCCGGAAGACCAGCGCGCCCAGCTGCTGGCGCTGACGGGAGCCAAGTCGTGACCGCCCACGCCCGCTACTCCCCTTCCGGCGCGCACCGCTGGATGGCCTGCGCCGGCAGCATGGTGCTGGAGTCCGGCATCGCCGACACCTCCAGCAGCTTTGCCGATGAGGGCACGGCCGCGCACTTCCTAGCCAGCGAGTGCCTGGAGCAGGACGACAACGCCGCGAGCTTCATCGGCCAGACCATCCTCGTCTCCGGAAACGACGTGCGCTGGTACCTGGGCGATCCGGCCACGGCCGCCATCGACGGGACCAGCGCGTTCACGGTCGATGCCGACATGGCCGAGCCGGTGCAGGTCTACATCGACGCCATCCGGCAGTACGCCGAGGGCAACGAGCTGCTGATCGAGCAGCGCGTGGACTTCAGCGCGCACATCGGCGTGCCCAACTCGTTCGGCACCAGCGACACGGTAGTCCTCTGCCCCGACGAGCTGCAGGTGCACGACCTGAAGTTTGGCCGCGGCGTGAAGGTCGATGCCGAAGAAAACCAGCAGCTCATGCTCTACGCCCTGGGCGCTTACGACGCCTTCGGCATGGTCGGCGACTTCAAGCGCGTGCGCATGGTGATCCACCAGCCGCGCCTGGGCCACGTCAGCGAGTGGGACTGCACCGTCGAGGCGCTGCTGGAGTTCGCCGGCAAGGCCAAGCGCGCCGCGCACCTGTGCAAGGCCGCCATCGCCAACGACCAGGGCGGGCGCGAGAACTTCGGGCAGTACCTGGCGCCCGGCGAGAAGCAGTGCCGCTTCTGCAAGGCCAAGGCCACGTGCCTGGCGCTGGCAGCCAAAGTGCAGGCCGACGTGGGCGCCGACTTCGAAGCGCTCACCAGCTTCGACCGCGCCCACGCCGAGGCGTCGGTGAAGAAGCACGGTGACAAGACGGCTGACGAGCTGGGTGCCGCGCTGGCCGCGGTGGACCTGATCGAAACCTGGTGCACCGCCGTGCGCGCCGAGGCCGAGCGCCGGCTGCTGGCCGGGGCGCCCGTGACCGGCTTCAAGCTGGTCGAGGGCCGCCGCGGCGCGCGCAAGTGGTCCAACGAAGCCGAGGCCGAAGCGCTGCTCAAGGGCATGCGCCTGAAGCATGAGCAGATGTACGACTACAAGCTGATCAGCCCGACCACGGCCGAGAAGTTGGCCAAGGCTGAGGCCATCGGCCCGCGCCAGTGGCCCAAGGTCGTTGCGCTCATCACCCAGGCCAACGGCAAGCCCAGCGTGGTCCCCGAGTCCGACAAGCGCCCGGCCCTCGTGGTCAAGCCGGTGGCCGACGAGTTCGACGCCGTGGCCACCGAACCCGCCGCGGAGCTGGTGTGAGCGAAGCCGCCGTCCTTGAAGTGCTGGCGGGTGCGCCCCGCCCGCGCTGCTCCATCAGCCGCCACTTCCCGCCTGTGGTGCGCGAGGCGCTGGTCGCCGCGTCGCTCACCGAAACCACGTTCGACCCGTTGGCACGCGTCAAGGCCATCAACCGCGCGGCCGAGAAGGCCCGCGCTCTGTACCCCGACCTGTTCAAGAAGGACTGAACCATGAAGCTGAAGCTTTCCAACGTGCGCCTGGCGTTCCCCCAACTGTTCGAGGCCAAGACGGTCAACGGCGAGGGCGAGCCGGCTTTCTCGGCCAGCTTCCTGCTGTCCACCGACCACCCGGCCGTGGCCGAGCTGAAGAAGGCCATGGAGCAGGTGGGCAAGGAGAAGTGGGGCGCCAAGTGGCCCGCGGTCAAGAAGGAGATCGAGGCCAAGGACCGCACCGCGCTGCACGACGGCGACACCAAGGCCGACTACGCGGGTTTCCCCGGCCACCTGTTCGTGTCGGCCCGCAACAAGACGCGCCCCCTGGTCATCGACCGCGACAAGACGCCGCTCACCCAGGCCGACGGCCGCCCCTACGCCGGCTGCTTCGTCAACGCGTCCATCGAACTCTGGTGCCAGGACAACAACTACGGCAAGCGCATCAACGCCTCGCTGCGCGGCGTGCAGTTCCTGCGCGACGGTGACGCCTTCGCCGGTGGCGGCGCCGCGAGCGACGACGAGTTCGACGAGATCGAAGAAGGCGCGGACGCCGACGCGCTGGTCTGACCCCATGTCCGCGCTCTTGAAGCCGCACGCGAAGGGCGCGTGCACGGGCTGACGAGTGGGGACCGAGTGCCGGGCGGTGGATGCCTGGCCCTCTTCGGCGAGCAGCGCAGCGCGCCTTTCGCCAAAGAGAAAAACACCATGACGACCCTGCATCTGGACTTGGAAACCTACAGCGACGTGCCGATCAACCACGGCACGCACCGCTACGCCGAGCGCGCGGAGATCCTGCTCACCGCCTGGGCCATCGACGAAGGCCCGGTGGACGTGGTGGACGAGGCCAACGGCCAGCCGCGCCCTCGGGAGCTGCGCGACGCGCTGCACGACCCCGCCGTGCTGGTGCAAGCCCACAACAGCCAGTTCGACCGCACGGTGCTGCGCCACACCGGCACGCCGGTACCGGTCGAGCGCTGGCGCGACACGATGGTGCGGGCGCTGGCGCACTCGTTGCCGGGGTCGCTGGGCGATCTGTGCGAGATTCTGAAGGTGCCGGTGGACAAGGCCAAGGACAAGGCCGGCCGCCAGCTCATCCAGCTGTTCTGCAAGCCGCGCCCGGCCAGCCACCGGGTGCGCCGCGCTACGCGCGCCACGCACCCGGTGGAGTGGGACCGCTTCGTGTCTTACGCCGCGCTGGACATCGACGCCATGCGCGCCGTGGCCAAGAAGCTGCCGGCCTGGAACTACGCCGACGCGGAGCTGGCGCTGTGGCACCTGGACCAGCGCATCAACGACCGCGGCGTGCGGATGGACGTGGAACTGGCCGAGGCCGCCATCGGCGCGGTGGAGGCGGCGCAAAAGGCGCTGGCCAAGCGCACGCAGCAGCTCACCGACAACCAGGTGCAGGCGGCCACCCAGCGCGACGCGCTGCTGGCGCACCTGCTGGTCGAGTACGGCGTGAACCTGCCGGATCTGCAGCAGAGCACGCTGGAGCGCCGCATCGGCGACGCGGATCTGCCCTGGGCGCTGCGCGAGCTGCTGGCCATCCGGCTGCAGGCCAGCACTACCAGCACGGCCAAGTACCGCACGCTGGCGCGCGGCGTGTCCAAGGACGGCCGGCTGCGCGGCACGCTGCAGTTCAACGGCGCGAGCCGCACCGGGCGCTGGGCGGGCCGCCTCTTCCAGCCGCAGAACCTCCCCCGCCCTACCCTCAAGCAGGACGTGATCGAGGGCGGCATCGAGGCGCTGAAGGCCGGATGCGCCGACCTCTACACGGACAACGTGATGGAGCTCACCAGCAGCGCGATCCGCGGCTGCATCGTGGTGCCGGCAGGCCGCAAGCTGGTGGTGGCCGACCTCTCCAACATTGAAGGTCGCGTGCTGGCGTGGCTGGCCGGCGAGGCCTGGAAGCTGCGCGCCTTCGCCGACTACGACGCTGGCACCGGCCACGACCTCTACGCCATCGCCTACGCCAAGTCCTTCGGCGTCACGCCGGAGAGCGTGATGGAGGACAAGAAGCGCGGCGGCAATCAGCGTCAGGTCGGCAAGGTGCAGGAGCTGGCGCTGGGCTACGAGGGCGGCGTGGGCGCGTTCCTGACGTTCGCCGCGGTCTACGGCATCGACCTCGAAGCCATGGGCGAGCAGGCGCTGGACGCCATCCCGGCCGACATCCTGGCCGAGGCGCGCGACGCGCTGGCCTGGACGAAGCGCACGCGCCGCTCGACGTTCGGCCTTTCTGACCGCGCATGGCTCGTGTGCGAGAGCTTCAAACGGAGCTGGCGCGCGGCCCATCCGGCTGTATCCAGTATGTGGCGTGAGCTGGGCGACACCGTGCGCCAGGCCATCCAGCGCCCGGGCGTCACGCTGAAGTGCCGCATGTTCAAGGTGCGCCGCGATGGCTCGTGGCTGCGCATCGGCCTGCCGTCCGGCCGGGCCCTGTGCTACCCGTCGCCGGCCATCGACGACCACAACCGCATCAGCTACATGGGCGTGCACCAGTACACGCGCAAATGGCAGCGCCTCGTGACCTACGGCGGGAAGCTCGCCGAGAACGTCACCCAGGCCGTTGCGCGCGACGTGCTCGCGTCCTCCATGCCGGCCATCGAAGCCGCCGGCTACGACCTCGTGCTGACCGTGCACGACGAGGTGATCAGCGAGGCGCCCGACGCCCCCGAGTTCAACGCCGACCACCTGGCCGGCCTCATGAGCACCAACCCGCCCTGGAGCACCGGCCTACCGCTGGCCGCCGCCGGCTTCGAGGCGTACCGCTACCGCAAGGACTGAGGGAGGAACCCCGTGGAAGTGACCATCCGCATCGAATACCTGCACGCGCTGGCGCACATAGCCGGCAAGAAGGACGTGCGCCCGCAGCTGGACGGCGTGTGGCTGGAAGCCAGCCGCAGCACCATCGCCATGGCCACCGACGGCAGCATGCTGGGCGCCATCGCCACCGGCATCGAAGCCAGCGCGCGCGCTTCGATGTGCTCGTGCCCAACGAGGTGCTGGCCGATATGAAGAAGTGGCGCGGCATCGTGGCCTTGCGCAGCGCCGACCAGGGCAAGACGTGGATGGCTTCGTGCGGCGCGCAGTCCGTGGGCTGGACTGCTCAGGATCTGCGGCTCATCGACTGGCGCCGCGCCGTGCCGAAGCGCACCACCGCCGCGGGCGCTATGTACGACGTGCGCCTGGTGGCGAAGCTAGACAAGGTGCGCGCTGCTCTGGGCGCACCCGTCGGCAGTAACGGCGGCGTGCTCGTCCACCCGAGCGGCCCGGGCACCGCAAAGCGGGCACCGTCCGAAGTGGCGGCGCTGGTCGAGATCGTCGGCTGCCCGCAGTTCATCGGAGCGCTGATGCCGCTCAACGCGCTCAGCTCGGAGCACACCGCGCTGGATTCGCACCGCCCGCCAGCCTGGGCGCTGGCCGGCTACCAGCACGACGAGCCGCTGCCCCAGGCCGCGCCCGCCACCCCGGAATGCGACCTCGTATGAGCCCCAACCTGAACCCCACGACGCAGAGCTTCGCGCGCCAGGTCTGCGAGACGGCGCACAGCTGCACCGGCAGTTGCCACCAGGGCCGGGCCTGCGACTGCTTCGCCAGCCGCCCGCCGACGCGCCTGGAGCGCTTTGCCTTCGGCACGCTGGTCGTACTCACCGGTGGTGGCGCGGTCGTGCTGGTTGGCCTCTGCGTGTGGAGCCTGCTGCGATGAGCTTCGCCCAGCTTGTCCACGTCGCCCAGCGCGGCAATGCCGGCCGCGCCCCGCTGCCGCCCGGCCGACAGCCGATGGTGAATTTCCGCGCGCCCAGCAAGCCGGCCCGGCCCGCGCAGCCCCATGGCGCACGCACGAGGGCCGTGCTGCAGCTGCTGCGCGAGCGCGGCGCGCAGAGCACGCCCCAGGTCGCCCAGGCGCTGGGCATGACGACGCACGCCGTCGGCAGCCTGCTCAAGCACTGCAAGCAGCGTGGCCAGGTGCTGCGCGCCGACGGCAAGTGGCTGATCAACCCGGAGCACCAACCCACAGCCGTGACGCGCGCTGCGGCGCTGCTGCGCCGGCTGGGCTGGACGGTGACGCCACCGGCCGCCGCCTGATGCCTCAACGCTCCAAGTACCGCACGCGCCGCGGGTGCGTGCGTCAACCATCACAAAAAAGCTCACCTATGCCCATCACGCCCCGCTTCCGAGTCGCCGCTGCCGTTGCGGCAATCCGCCAGATCGACGCCCGCGACGGCACTGATCACGCAATCACCGAGGTGGCCGACACGATGCACCTGAATCCCGTCGAGGTTGCTGAGATCGCCCGCGAGGAGGCGCATGCGCTGGCCCTGTTCGAAAACAACCGCCGCGATCAGGCTGCCGCAGAGACCCGCAACCGCCAGGTGGTGGAGGCCTAAGCCGTGGACCTTCCAACCGTCTCGCCCGAAGTAGCAAAAGCAGCGGCGGCCGCTTTCCACGCGGTCGGCGATTACCTGCAGACCGGCAAGCCCATGCCCAGCTACCTCATCGCATTGCTCGCTGAGGTCGGCGCAGCGCTGGGCGTGTTCCTGGTGGCGAAGAAGAGCAACGACAAGGACGAACCCCCGAAGGGAGAAGGCAAGTGAGAGAGCGCGACATCGAGCGCCACCTGGTCAAGCGCGTGAAGGAGCTGGGCGGCGAGGTGCGCAAGGTCCAGTGGATCGGCCGCCGCGGCGCGCCTGACCGCCTGGTGATGCTGCCGGCCAAGCCGGCCAGCAACAGCCTGGACTGCGCATGGTGCAACCCGAAGGGCCGCTCCATCTACGTGGAGCTCAAGGCCCCGGGCGAGAAGCCCGAGCCGCACCAGGCGCGCGAGCACGCGCGCATGCGGGCCATGGGCCAGCACGTGGAGGTCGTCGATTCCATCCAACGTGTGGACGAGGTGCTGGCGTGACGACGGAGACGATCAACTGGACCGCGCCGGGCGAGCAGATGCCCGATGCGGACACCACCGTGCTGATCCGCGTCGAGGGTGCCAGCGAGCCGGTATGGCCCGGCTACTTCGACGGCGGGGTCTGGCGCTACGCCGACGGCATGCCGGTGCGCGGCCGCGTCATTGAGTGGACCGACATGCCCGTGGGCACGGGGACGCCCGATGGACGCTGACCTGTTACTGCCGGCCGAGAACGGCGACGGTGAAGTGCACGGGCTTTCCGTCGCTTCCATCCCCGACCTCACTGCCAACGTGCAGCAGCTTCCACCCATGCCCCAAAACGTGGTTGACAGCATCGTCGAAGTCCCTGTTGCCATCCAGAAACGTCGAGCACGCAGGGCAGCGACGACCCACGTCGCTGCTGATCTTGTACGTCTCTTTCGTGTCTTCAATTGCCATCCGGCACTCCGTCAAGTTGTTGCGGGAGCGCCAGTATGACCGCTCGCCCTTTCACCCCCCGCCCCTACCAGGAGCAGATCATCGACCGCGTGCTCGAGCACAAGCGCTGCGCGATCTGGGCCGGCATGGGGATGGGCAAGACGTCGTCCACGCTCACCGCGATGGACACGCTGCAGCTCGTCGAGCCTGGGCCCGTGCTGGTGCTGGCGCCGCTGCGCGTGGCCTCCAGCACGTGGCCTGACGAGGTGGCGAAGTGGGGCCACCTGCGCGACCTGCCGGTGGCGGCCGTGGTCGGCAGCCCCGAGCAGCGCCGCCGCGCGCTGGCCGCCGACGCCGCCGTCTACACGACGAACTACGACAACCTGCCGTGGCTGGTGGAGACGCTGGGCGACCGGTGGCCCTTCCGCACGGTGGTGGCCGACGAGGCCACGAGGCTGAAGAGCTTCCGCCTACGCCAGGGCGGCGTGCGCGCGCAGGCGCTGGCCAAGGTGGCGTGGTCCAAGGTGGAGCGCTTCGTGGAGCTCACCGGCACGCCCTCGCCCAACGGGCTGCAGGATCTGTGGGGCCAGGTGTGGTTTCTGGATAAAGGCGTGCGCCTGGGCCGGACCTTCCAGTCGTTCATCGACCGCTGGTTCCAGCTCGTGCCCGGCGGCGACGGCTATCAGCAGATCAAGCCGCTGCCGCACGCCCAGGCCGAGATACAGGAGCGCCTGGCCGACCTGTGCCTGTCGCTGGACGCCCGTGACCACTTCGACATCAGCGAGCCCATCGTGAACGTGGTGCGCGTGGAGCTGCCGAAGCGCGCCCGCGAGCTCTACCGGGCCATGGAGCGCGAGATGTTCATGCAGATCGGCGAGCACGAGGTGGAGGCATTCAGCGCCGCGGCGCGCACCATCAAGTGCCTGCAGCTCGCCAACGGCGCGGCATACACCGACGACCAGGGCGCCTGGACCGAGGTGCACGACGCGAAGCTCCAGGCGCTGGAGAGCATCGTGGCTGAGTCCGGCGACATGCCGGTGCTGGTGGCCTACCACTTCAAGAGCGACTTGGCTCGGCTGCAGAAGGCCTTCCCGCGCGGCCGCGTGCTGGACAAGGACCCGCAGACCATCCGGGACTGGAACGCCGGCCGTATCCCGATGCTGTTCGCCCACCCGGCCAGCGCCGGCCACGGCCTGAACCTGCAGGACGGGGGGAACATCCTGGCCTTCTTCGGCCTGTGGTGGTCGCTGGAAGAGCGCCTCCAGATCATCGAGCGCATCGGCCCCACCCGGCAAGCCCAGGCCGGCCACGATCGCCCGGTGTTCATCTACAACATCGTGGCCAAGGACACGGTGGACGAGCTGGTGCTGGCCCGCGTGGACACGAAGCGCGAGGTGCAAGACCTCCTGCTCGAAGCCATGAAGCAGCGGGGCTACGCATGAGCAGCACCCAGCACTTCGGCGGCGAGACCTTCGACGCGGCGCGCGACGGCGGCCGGCTCACTGCGCAATACGACGCGGTGTTCGGGCTGATGGCCGATGGCGAGCCGCGCACCCTGGAGCAGATCGCCCGGGCCACCGGCCACCCCACTCACAGCGTGAGCGCGTAGCTGCGCGGCATGCGCAAACCCCGATTCGGCGCTCACCTCGTGGAGCGCGAGCACGTCACCCGCGGCCTCTGGCGCCACCGGGTGACGGTCAACACCTGCCCCGACCTGATTTAGAGGGAGACCATGGCGAACGACATGAACAGCGTCCAGCACGGAAATAGCACTCAGATTAACGGACGAATCGGAGGCGGCATTCCGGTGGTTGAAAATGATTCGGTATGCACCTTGCGCGGTATTCCGCAGGCGGCGCAGTTGCCTGTAGTGGCGTGGCTATACCCGGGCGACGACATCACCGCGCCCAACGTAGGACTGCCGGACTACGACGGGTTAATACCGGCTGGTGCCATACCCCTGGTCCGAGATTCAGATGCTCGTGCGGCTCTGGCCGCCGTGGCGGGCACCCAGGAGAGCGCGCTGTGATTACCTCGCTCGCCCTTATGAGCATCTACAAAGCCCCGGCTGTGCCGCTGTCGGATATATGTGAGCAGTATCTCGGCTTGGGCTACGAAGAGGCGCTGAAAAAGGCCGCGCGTGGTGAGCTGCCGGTGCCAACCTTCCGGCTCAGCAACAGTCGCAAGGCGCCGCTGATGGTGTCCTGCGAGGATCTAGGCGCCCATATCGACAAGGCCCGTGACGCTGCGGCCGAGCAGTGGCGGCGATCGCAAATTTAAGTGTTATGTGCGTCGAAGAATTTTTTGCATGCGGCCTCGATATACCCCTCGTAAAAATCAAGGCCCGCTCGCGCAAGGAATAGCGGGTTGGCAGTGTTCACCGACTTACCGAGATGGATTTTCGGCGGATCGTGCCACTCGCCGTGGTTTTTCACGCGAACCACAATAGGCTGCGGGGGCATTACTTCAATTTTTATAGGGCTTCCGCTGTAGTGCGCTATACGTCCATTTCTAATTTCTAGACGGTTTATATGCAACGTATTTCCAAAAGCTGGATTGATACCCCAGCTACCTGGCTCAACCGCAGCTAAGTCTTGTATGGAATGATTGTCGGCGTCCCTACACTGCTTCAAATAGCGCAAAAGGGGATCTTCCCTGCGCAGCTTGCGATACCCGCCTTGCCACGGCTCAAAGGTACCGCGGGCGTGCTGGCAGCATCGCTCTACCTTTACCCACACCTTCTCAATATGGTTAAGGTATGACCGCCATTCGATCTCCATGTCTTCTATAGAGCCAGCCGCCGCCATCGCGGCCATTGCTTTCGCTGCGGCGGCGAGCTCAACTCGCGCCGCCTTCAGAGGATCCCTCTTCTGCACGATGCTCCCTGTTGCACTGATCAGTGCAACTTGTATCGGCAGACCATCTCAAAAATGCAATTAAAGTGCAATGCACCGCCGCAAGGCGGCATTTTTCTTTTTGAATCAACGCACTGCGCGTGCATGCTTCCCATCCAGCATGGGGGCCACGGACAGGCGCCAGGGGTTCACGGTAGGACTGGGGGATGAGCTCATGTTCTGACTGCGAGGCGCGGCCGGAAGGCGGCGCGCGGAGATGCTTGCG